AGAAGCTGGAGAACCAAAAGCCAAACCTTTAAAGAAGAAAAAGATTAAAGTTGCAGGTTCAGGTGAAGTCGATGTTGAGGAAGACGATGATAAGGATTCCGATGACGATGATGACGAAGCCGATGGAGATGAAGCGGACGAAGATGAGGATGACGAAGTAGAAGAAACCAAATCTAAAGCCAAAAAAGAAGAAGTTGAAATCGAAATTGATGTTGAGGACGATGTTAACGCATTGTTTGACGGTCAAGATTTGACGGAAGATTTTAAAGCACGAACAAAACTTGTATTTGAAACTGCGGTGAAAGCCAAAGTCAAGGAAAACTTGAAATCTGTCGAAGATAGAATGGAAGCGGAACTTGCAGAGCAGACTGCCGATACACTTGCTGATATTACAGAGAAACTAGATGGTTATCTTGACTATATGGTTTCCGAGTGGATAGAAGAAAATGGTAAGGCTATCGAACACGAGCAGAAAAACGAAATCCTAGAGGGTTTTGTTAGTGGAATGCAAAAATTGTTTGCTGAAAATTATATTGAAATCCCAGATGAAAGGTACAATGTAGTGGATGAGCAAGCTAAAGAGATTAAATCTCTTAAGGAAAGCCTTGATGCTGAGATGAATAAAAACGTGGAAGCAAAAGGTAAATTAGCGGAGGCATCTGCTGAAAAGATTTTCAGAGAAGTAACAGAAACATTGACTGAAACACAAAAAGCAAAGATGAAAACTCTTGCGGATGGTGTAGACTTTGATGATTCTGAAACTTATGCTGAAAAATTAAACACTTTGAAGGATACTTATTTTCCGTCAGAGTCAGAGAAAGAAGAAGTAGTTGCGGAAGAGGGTGCTAATGGATCCTCAGAAAGCGTAATGACTGATGCAATGAAGAAGGTTATGGCTTCACTTTCACAAACAAGGGAACCAAGCATCTTAGGTGCTTAATTCACATTTATCAACTTTATAGGAGAAACAGAAAATGTTTTTATCAGAAGAGATTAAAGATAAGTGGCAGCCAGTTATGGAGCACGAGGATCTCCCAAAGATCGAAGATGCTACCAAACGTGCAATTACACTTCGTCTTTTAGAAAACCAAGAAAAGGCTTTACAAGAAGCCAACGTTACAGGTGCTAACGTAGATAATTGGGATCCAATCCTGATTTCGTTAGTACGCAGAACTATGCCTCAATTGATGGCGTATGATACTATTGGAGTCCAGCCTATGTCCGGACCTACTGGTCTCATTTTCGCTATGAAATCTCACTATACTGGCGAAGCTAGTACTGGTGCTGAAGCATTAACATTACCAGCTGGTCAACCTGATGTAGATTTTTCAGGTGACGAAGGTACTGCAAATCAAATGTCAACTGCCGATGGCGAAGCTCTTGGGGGTTTTGTTGCTGGTGGTGGAGCATTCAAAGAAATGTCTTTTTCAATCGAGAAGTCGAGCGTTACAGCCGCTACTCGGGCGTTGAAAGCTAAGTATTCTTTGGAACTTGCTCAAGACCTTAAAGCAATCCACGGATTGGATGCTGAGTCGGAATTAAGCAACATTTTGTCTGCTGAAATTCTAGCTGAAATTAATCGGGAAGTTATTGAATTGATTCTTTCTCAAGCAACTCCAGGAGCAACTGCTGGAACAGATGCCGCAGGTACTTTTGATGTCAGTCACGCAACTGACAACAGAGGCGCTCGATGGGGTGGAGAAAGATACAAGTCACTATTGATCCAAATCAACCGTGAAGCGAATCTTATTGCTAAGAATACCGGTCGTGGTCGTGGTAACTGGATACTATGTAGTCCAGATGTTGCATCCGCACTTGATATGGTTGCCGGTTTAGCTGTTCCGAATATGGATATTGGAGCAAATCAACCTGATATCGCTAATAACGTGTTTGCAGGTACCCTGGGTGGAAAATATAAAGTATATATTGACCAGTTTGCCTCAGCCGATAGCGTTACAGTCGGTTACAAAGGTTCTAATATGTATGATGCAGGACTTTTCTACTGTCCATACGTACCGCTTCAATTGATGAAATCAATTGGTGAGGAAGACTTCCAGCCTCGCTTAGGATTTAAGACTCGTTATGGTCTTACGCATAATCCTTTCGCAACTGGAACCGCGGCTCAAAATCCGTACTTCCGCAAGTTTGCTGTTGCAGGTCTGTAATAGTAGATTAAATAAGTAAACTGTTACCTAGCGGTAACTTATTCTAAGCCCCGTTGTCTTAATAAGATGCGGGGCTTTTTATATTGATATTGGGGTTGTATAAATAGTAATATGGCACAAGAAACTAGAATAACTCCAAATAAAATCAATTTAGCCAAGTCCACGAACTATAGGCTGAATATACACTTATTACCAGAAACACAATTTTGGTTGACTACGTGTAATCTACCGACCTTTTCCGTAAATGAGGTTACAATTCCTGACCCAATTCACGGGTACAGATATAAATCAACGAACACTTCTACAGTAGCACCATTGACCGTCACATTCCTCGTGGATGAAGACTATTCCAATTATATGGAAATTTTAGATTTAATGTACAAGGCAGCTGGTCCAGATATGTCCAAAAGATATAAAGAGGGAGAAGATACTGGTTTTGACGGAAGTCTGCATATTCTCTCTAATAACAAAAATATCTCGGATGTAGTGTTCACATTCCACAATCTTTTTCCCACTATTCTAGGGGAACTCCAGATGACCAACGAATCCTCAGAACCGTTGCTTACTGATTTAACATTACAATATGATTATATGACGTATCAGAGTGGTCTTCCACTCTAAATAAGTGAAAAAAAGCAAAAAAATGCTTGACATTTGATGTGAAATAATATATAATGGATGTATGAAAATTGAAGAACTAGAAAAATCAGTAGAAATAGACCTCTACATAGACGAAACAATCCTCGCAAAAGAATCCTTATCAACTCCTGTTAAGCATAATAAGTATCTGAAGATGCTATTGCGTGAACGACTGAAGTTGAAGAAATTGCGAAATGAATTCTATAAGATATCCTTGGGTAGAACGAACTATTATAATGGTTCGGATCCAGATCCATTTGATTATGTCCTTAAGGACAGAGAAGTCAAAGACTATGTGCGTGTAGATCCAGTCGTGGTAGAAACTGAATCAAAAGTAACACTACAAGAAGAAATAGTACGATATCTGGAAGAAATTTGTAAAATGTTTGAAAGACGCGGATTCGTAATAAAAAACGCTATCGACTTTATGAAATTTACCCAGGGTGGATATTGACAGATATTATTGTACATAAAAAGAATGATGTATATCTGAATATTGAATGTGAGGCTCATATTGCTCACGATTTGTCAGATTTCTTTACGTTTCGAGTGCCTGGTTATAAATTTATGCCAGCGTATCGCAATCGAGTGTGGGATGGTAAAATAAGACTATTTAATGCATTTGGCGGTGAATTGTATGTCGGATTATTGCCTTATGTTGTCGAATTTGCAGAACGTAAAGACTTAACAATACAATCTCTTCCGTGGGAATATACTACCACGATTGAAGAAACAAAAAAATATTTTAATGATTTAGATCCTTTTGTTAGTGGTAAAAGTATTACACCATACGATTATCAGGTGGATACAGTACATCACGGTATTAATCATAAGCGGGCTTTGATGATATCACCTACATCATCTGGTAAATCCTTGATGATATATGCGTTGATAAATTGGTTACTTAGTAATGTTATCTTAGATAAAAAACACGAATCTAAATTGCCTTGGAAACAATACGCATCAGGCGGAAAGATATTGATAATCGTGCCGACCACGTCGCTGGTTGAACAGTTATATAAGGACTTTGAAGACTATAGTAATGGATCATCTTTCTGCTATGACTCTGTCCTGACTCACAGGATATACGCTGGAAAAGACAAAGATACTGATTGTCCAGTCGTAATTACTACGTGGCAGTCTATATATAAACTAAAGAAAGAGTGGTTTAGTCAATTCGGTGCTGTAATAGGAGACGAAGCACATAATTTTAAAGCTAAATCACTTACTTCCATTCTGACCAAAATGACGAAATGTGAGTATAAATTTGGTTTTACTGGTACTTTAGACGGAACACAAACTCACAAGCTGGTACTGGAGGGTCTATTCGGTCCTGTTCATAATGTTACGACAAGCAAAGCATTAATGGATGCCGATCTGATTGCGAAATTACATATTGAAGCAGTTACCTTGAAATACACAGATGAAGAAAAGAAACTTGTGAAACCTATGGTATATGCTGATGAAATCGATTGGCTTATAAAATGTGAGAAACGAAACAAATTTATTTGTGATTTAGCATTAACAAGAGAATCAAATACACTTATTCTCTTCCAGTACGTAGAAAAACACGGTAAGAAATTATTTAAACATTTAACAGAAAAAAATTCAGAAAGATCAATATTTTTTGTTTCTGGAGAAATTAAAACAGAAATTAGAGAGGAGATACGTGCAATTACTGAAAAATCTAAAAATGCTATCATTGTTGCTAGTTATGGCACTTTTTCTACCGGCATTAATATTCGGAATCTGCATAATATTATTTTTGGTCATCCTGTCAAATCTCGTATCAGGAATCTTCAGTCCGTTGGTCGTGTCCTTAGAAAGTATGATGACAAAGAACGGGCGACACTCTTCGACATAAGCGATGATCTAAGTTGGAAGAAACATAAGAATTATTCTCTCCGACATTTCTTTGAGCGGGTGAAAATCTATAATAGCGAGAAATTTGACTATAAATTAAGAAGTATTGAATTATGACTTTTAAGAATGAAAAGAAGAAAAAGGAAGAGGAATTCAAGGAATATAAGGGAGTTGTTCATTTAAAACATACGGGCAATGAACTGATTGCCGATATAGTAGCGTTATCTGAAGAACACGGGTATATCGTGGTGAAGAATCCTTGCATATTACAGGCGGTGTCAACGGGAGATGGAAAGAGTCAGATGGCTCTGGTACCTTGGCTAATGACTACAAAGAAAGAATCCGTACATTTGCCTTTAGGAGACATCCTTTTTCTTGCAGAATGCAGAGAGGATGTAGCGGAACAGCATACTCAAATGTTTTCATCCATAGCATTGCCGAAAGTTCA